ACGATTTAACCCCGGTGACGTTATTGCTTTTACCCTATTTTGCACATCCGGATAAGCAAAATTTGCAAAAATTGCTCAATTGAATGAGCAAAATTGCAAAATGCTTTTAAGATACAGCACTAATTCTCTCAACCAATGTCGCCATGTCGATTTTGACAAGGTAAATTAACTCACCACAAACCACGCAGGAAATAGGTTTCTTTTTGGTGCTTCTTAAATCCGGCATGATAGCATCAATCTTGTAAAAACAAACCGTAAATGTTTCTGCTTCATAAAGGTCATCATTTGGTTCGATGCCCATATTTTCAAGCATGGTGCTGTGGTCATCGGATGCCACAACTTCAAGACACAATGCTATCTTAAACATACATTTTTTGGCAAAAGGAAAATTCCGGAATGACTTTGTTATCTGAAAATGATGTGCTAAGTGTCAACCACATCGCTCCCAGTGGTTTGGGTGGCCTGCCCCTTTCAATGTGGAAGCCTGCAAAGCCATCTTCATATTCTTCCTTGTAACTTGATGTCCTGATTTGGTGAACGTCACGGATTTTGATTTTCTTTTGGTGGCTGTCGTAAACTTCCACCGGGTTAATGTGGTGGTACAATTCGTGAACGTGGCCCTGCCATATACAATCGTAGCCTTCCATGAAGCTCATCATGCGCTGGTCTTGGATTACCCCTTTGGTAACAATACCACCACCACCAAAGCCGTGATAGTATCGGAGTGTCCATTTCCTGCGATGGCCCTCTGCGCTTAATTGGAATTTAAAATCAACCACCCCACCATAACCGCCAGCGTGAATTTCGGCTCCGTGCGTTGTGTTGAATAGGTCAACAAATCTTTGAATTGGGTCGGTTTCAAGTGCCTTCAAAATAGCTGTTTCGTGGTTTCCATAACCCACAACGAGAATGTGGTCTTTGTACGGGCCAAACCAGTTCACAGCATCTTGTATAACAGCATCAATGTAATTGGCCTTGTTATGCTCCGGCAGGATATCTTTCTTGCTGCGCCTTGGGTCATACTTTCCTTGCATCATGCAAAAGGTGTCACCGTTCAGGATGATTTTTGCATCACGTTTTACGGCTTCGTCAAGGTGGTTTTTCAGCAGCACCCGGTCGCACTTGGGATTATCCCAGTGCAAATCGGAGAGCAACAATAGTTTGATTTCTTTTTCGCAATATACAGCATGCACGTTGCGAGATACACGGGTTATTTGTTTGGGCATCTTAGTAGAATAGTACAAAAAAAGGGGATGAAATCATCCCCTATTTGAAAAATGTGTCAAAAAGTCAATCAAAGCCAATAGACACGGCAATAAATAAAGTGCAACACCAATGATATTTAAGGCATCGGATAACAAAGTGCAATCACATTATGCTGTGGTTTTAACATTATTCCAAAAAGATAAGATTGTTTTTTATCGGTAATCCCCATTTTGATGTGATTATCCGGTTAAGGCAACCCCATTAAGTTCATCCTGCCATATCCGAATGCGGAACCAATCATCAACGCTGGGCATATCATCAGGCATTTGGCTGTAATCGTATGGCTGTGCCTCGATAACTTCCGGCTCAACGGGTTGTTGCCAGTTCTCAACGGATTTGGGGGTTTCACGTTTAGTCAGCATGGCTAATCTCCTTCAATGCAATGGTGTCACTTCCTGCAATATACTCCGCAGGCTTAACAATTTCACCGCCCTCGGTTACTGGCATTATATTCTTTTGCTCGCTTTGGTACGACCATTTTGCAAGATGCTCAACTTGCAGCATTTTTTGTTTTAACGCTGCCCATTCGTCTAAGTGGTCAAATTTCCACCGCCCGGCCCCGGCCCGGCACTGAATTTCAAATCCCATGTGCTGAAAGGTTTTCCCGTGCTTCTGCGCTTCCGATATTGCCTGCTGATGTATTTGTTCTTTGGCGGCTTTTATTTGCTTCTCCAATCGTGAGAGATGGCAGTATGCATCCAAAGCGGATGCGTTGCCTTCCTCAACATCAAATAAAACTTTTACAATGTCCATCATGGCTTCAATATTATTATTTCCTTGTAATTACCAGCGTTTACCCAATCAACCAGTTTGCCGAGCTTGTCGTGTGCCCAATCAGGGATGAACTTGCCTTCGCATTCAACCATTACTTTCGGGTAATCGTAAAGGCAGCGGCCAAGTCCGAACTGCACAGCAGCCCGTTTCATCGCATCACTGATGCCACCCTTTTCAGGCTCGATGTTGGTCTTGCTGGCACCATCTTCTCGGTAGATTGTGCGCTTGTCAATGGTCACTGATAAGCGGCAAATGAACCCGTTTGTAATTTCCCGGAACTCCGATGTCCAATTTGTCGGCCCAAAGGCTGCATCAAAGCGTTGCATCACACAACGATTGTTAATGTACGGAACGACAATTAACTTGCCAGTGCTTGTCTGCGATTGCACTCGCCATTCGATTTCCGATGGCAGAATAGGTGCGGTTAAGATTTCGTTCATTTTTTGGCCCTTTCAATAGTTTCAAAAATATCTGCAAGTGTCGGCAAAATTTCAGCAGGGATGCTTAGGACTTTTAAGCCTTCGGTTGTCGGGCTCCATTGCTGAAATAAATAAACGGTGTCGCTGTCATCTTCCCAGTCAATGCGGTAAATGACATCATCGTGTTCAAATTTGGCAGAGTAACTGCCGGTGTGTGTTACTGTTATCTTGGTTTCCATGTTGCAAATATAGTATAGTTTTTTATATTACAATAGTTTTTGTGAGATTTTTTTTATCAGGTCATCGGTCAGCAGTTGCGCCTTATATCCTTGCTTCGTGTATTTTTTGATTGTCTTTTCCACGGCAATCTCCGGCACTGGCTCAAAGGAGAGCATTTGTTCCTGCCAATAGACAACCGTTTTAAAACCACGTTCTTCCGTTGTCATAGCAAGCCGAAGGCCACATCAATCACTTGCTGCTCCTTTTTGCTTTTATAGGTGCTTTCTTTGTTTAGAGATTTAATCACGGTGGCATAGCTGGCCATTCCTTTGCAGGCATTTACCACTTGCATTTTCATACCTTTGCGGCTGTTTGCAATAAAGTGTTTTCGTTTTTCCTCGTGTGTCATAACTTGTGCTTGTAATCAGGGTTAATTTCTTTTTTCGTTGCGATTTTCAGCAGGATAAGATATCCGATAAGGTCATTGAGCGTATCTTCATCCGGTGCTTCCAATCCGGTTGTTTTGATGCGGCTCAATTTATCGTCAATGCGAACCAGCAACTGCTCGGTTGTGGATGCCTTGCTGAATATTCGTGCAGGTTCAAGGGCTGAATTGCCATACTTGACATTCTTTTCCACGAGCAACGTGCATAATTCATCGCAGGCTTTGATTATTTGGTTTTGCATTAGAATGGTAATTTCAAAATAATATTCTAAAAAGGTAAATCATCGGTGCCATAAGAAGCAGGCGCATCAAATGTGGTTTGTGGTGCTGCACTGACTTTTTGCTCAAATTTGTAAGCCTTTCCACTGCCAACATACACCGGGGATGCTTTCGCTTCTCGCTGTTCTTTGGTTTGACTTAGCTGCAAGGTGTGGGTTTCGCCAAATTTGCCCTCGCTTTTGCGTTCATTCAATACCAGTTTCAGGTACTTTTTTCCGTTTTTGCCCTCGCTGATAAGTTCCTTTGGAACATCGGAAAGGCAGATGTCAATAATAATCATATTGCTTTTGCTTTATTAAGTTGTTTACGTTTGTATGTGAGTATGTCCAAGTGTATTTTGGCTTCGTTGTGGTATTTAAAAATCAGCAGATTGTCAACGCAATCGGTGTATGTTCCAAATTCGGTTAGAAACTGCCAGCGGAAGTTGCGCCATTCCCGGATTGCAAAGCCACCATCGGGCAGCCGGGCAACGTGGGGTTGAAATGGATTGATGATTTTCACTTTGCAAATATAATAAATTAAATCTTATTTCCAAATATCAGTATCTTTTTTTATACTGAATGTAGAATAATATTTTTTGCATAAATTTCTATCCAAAATATATCCTTCAGTTCTTTCACCATCACCACATAATTCTGCGATATTGATTTTTTCTTTCAATAGAAAAAGGCGAAATTCAGGCAATGGCATCAAATAAAATACTTCCAAATCCGGATAATAGTAGACGAAATAATCTGCTTTTGAAGCATTGATGCCGCTTGGTTTTTGATTGCATGAAATTTCAATAAACATATTGCCAGTGGTAATACCTTTTTTAAATTCGTAGCGGTCGGTCTTTACTTCAAATGTGATTATTTTGCCATTAACATCTTGGCAGATAAAATCCCAATCTTTACCCTTACCTAAAAATTCTATTTTTTTGATTGCTCGCCTTAGCAAGAAATAATTGGCAATAACTCTTTCGCCCATTTCGCCCTGATTTAAATCATTCTTGAATTTTTCCATTTGATTTTTAGTTTACAAAGTTTTCAAAGGCCAGTTTGATTTTGTCCAAATCTTCCCGGTATTTTTTATTCGTGTCTGCAAGGTCATTTACCAGCCGGGTGCTGTGCATCACCGTTGTATGATGTCGGTTGCCACACATGGCCCCGATTTTCTTTAGCGGCATGGTTGTTTTGTTACGGAGAAGCCAAAGGAAAATTTGTCTTAGTTCCACGATTTCACGCTTCCGGGTGTGCAGTTTAATATATTCCGGTTGGTAATAAGGGAACACGGATTTGATTGCAAGGTGAGCCGCTTTTGCGTACTCATTGCTGGCAGTTAGGTTGTCAACTTTCAGCATCCTTTCAAGTTCGGCAATTCTCACCGCTTGGTGTTTGATAGTTTCTTTTAGGGTGTCAATTTCCGACATCCGGAATGATGTCCTGATGTTGTTTTTCTTTGGTGGTTTTATTTTTACTCTCATGATTTTTCGATGTATAATCCGGTTGGTATGTCGTATTGAAATAGCTGCGCTCCGATTGCGCCCCAGTGGCTAAATTTTACTTTCTGCACATGGACTTCAACACTATTGTTTTGAAAGTTGCGATAAACCGTAATTCCATTATCGGTCTTGTTGAAAAAGTTTGCGCTGCCTGCGATGTCGTAAAGGGTTGGCACTTCGTAATGGCCTGCTTCTTTCTTTTGTATCTTCCGGGGGTGGGCAACTAAAAAGCAATGCACGTTGTACCGCTCGCAAAAATTGACAATCTTGTCCAATGACTGGCCGATGTATTTCGTTTCGCTTTCGGTATATTGGTGCTCCAATTTGTTCCACGCATCAATCACAAACCAGTCAATATTTTTGCGGTTTTTAAGTTCGGCCACCTTTCCCAAAATGCTGTCGAGTGAAAAGTCCTTTTCAGGTTTCACAAAGAAGATATTGTTTTCAAGCAGCATCAATGCTTCGTACACTTCCTCTTGGTTCATGCGGTTATTGCCATCAAATGGCCGCTGTGTTATCTTCCGCATCAACTTGCTGATGTGCAGTTCCACTGGTCTATTTTCGGGGCTGTAAAACGCACCTTTCCATCCGTGTTTTTGTAAAAGTTTAATCAGGATGTGGTCTAAAAAATCGGATTTACCGTGCCCCGGTACTCCGGTAATGGTAGTCAAATATCCCTTATGGAATTTCAGCAGGCTATCAAAGCCACGCATCCCGGTTCCGGCTCCTTCCGGCAGGCCGTAGTTGTAAAGGTTTTCAATTTCCGGGAGATAATCGGTAATGCTAAACACCCCTATCATGGGAAACTCAGTAAAATTCATACAAGCATCTCGCAGGGCAAATGCACCATTGAGCAGCAGGAACTCGTTGGCATCTTTGCAATCCGTGAATACAATGTAATTACACTTTTCTTTTCCAAACCTTTCTGCAATGGCATTGCGCAAGTCAATCCCCGGGGCATCGTTATCAACTGCGATATGTATTTTATCGATG